CGCAGTGGCCCCCTGAAGTGCGGGTGGAGTCCACCACGGTCGCAAGGCGTTCCGGGTGGCACCGCACAAACAGGGGGCCGGCTCACTGCAGCGTCGGCTCCAGCTCCAACTGGGCCGCGGTCACACTACTACCGAATCGGTAGGAAAACAACCGAGGCGGTTACACCCCGGTGTGTACGTCTCCGTGTACGCGCGACCCCGCAGCTGAGCGGATTGTGCTGCCTCGACGCAAGTCAGCGTGTGTCGGATCCGTGGGGAATCCCGTCAGAGCAACGGGCGTCAGGATGGGTGCACACGGCTGATAAGCGTGAGGTCGCAGGTTCAACTCCTGCCTGGCCCACTTTCCGAAGTGGAAGTAGCACCCGCAGTTCGCAGGACCTGCCGTACACGGCCCTATCACCCAGTGTACGCGCGGTGTACGCCCCAACGCTTGAGCTCGCCGTTCTTGCTTGCTCGCGTTGCTTGGACCCACGCATTCACAGGGTGCTGCACGATACACTCGTGCGGCATCCTGTCAATGCTGGGTTTTTGGTGTTCAGGGGGTCGCCTCGGCCCGCAGGACGGCCCGCAGCCGGGCCGCCTCCGCCCTGGCGTACCGCTGCTCCTGCTCGGCGTAGATGCGGTCCGGGATCTGGGTGTCCTGCCAGCCGCCGTGGGCCTGGAGCCCCTCCCGGGAGATCCCGAGGGCCTTCACTCCGTCCACCGCGGCCCGGCGCAGCCCGTAAGCCGCCCGCCCCTCCACGTGCGGCACCCCCGCCAGCCGCTCGGCCGTGCGGAACTCGGCCAAGATCCAGCGCCGCCCCACCGGCTTGGCCTGCCCGTGCCGCTCGGGGACGGCCTTGGGATGCCCTGAGCGCCCGCCAGGCATCTGCCCAGCCGGGAACAAGGGGTAATCCATGCACGCGGCCTCCAAGGGCTTGAGATAGCCCTCCAGCGCCGCCCGCGCGGCCGCGAGCTGCCCGTCGGTCAGCTGCACGGTGACGCCGCGCTTCTTGCCCCGCCCCCGGACCGTGAGCGTCCCCTCCTCGAGGTGCAGGTCGCCCCGCCGGCAGCGGACCACCTGCCCGAGCCGGAGCTCGGCCCCGAGCGTGAGGAGGAGGGCAAACCGGGGGTCCCCTGCCTGCGCCGCCTCGAGGATGCGCCGCATCTCGTCCACGGTGTGCCGGGGCCGGCTGGGCTCCGGCTGGTCGCCGGCCGCCAAGGCGAAGTCCTCCGCCAGGCGCTGCCGCCAGTCCCGTTCGGGACCTTGGATCCGGAGCACGTGCCCCTCCTCCACCAGCCACTCGGCCACGGTCGCGAGGCGCTGCACGACCAGCTCGGCCCCGCGGTAGCCGGCGTGCCCGGCCGCCCGCAGCTGCTCCAAGCGCCACCGCCACAGGCTCCGCCAGTCGGCCCGGGCCAGCGTATGCCACGCCCGGTCCGCGCCCCAGTGCTGGCTCGCCATCGTCACGGCCCGCCAGACCTCCTTGCCGTGGGCCGACGCCCGGGACCAGCGGCCCGTCGCGGGGTGAAACACGAGCGCCGCCGTGGCACCCACGGTGAGCACCGCCAGGGCCGGTCCCGCGGCCACCCGCCCGTCCACCAGCTCGGCCCGCTCGTGGGCCTTCGCGCGCGCCGCGGCCTTCGCCCGGTCGCACACCGTCTGGATGAGCCGCCCCTGCGCCGTGCGGCAGGACTCCTTGAGGCTCTGCTTCTTCCAGTTGCCGTGCTCCCGCCAGCGGAGGTACACCACGTGCCCCCGCTCCGGTAGCTCAATCGCCGTCACCTTGGCCGGCCCCTCGCCGACCGACCACGACCACACGTCGTTGTCCATTCGTTCCCTCCGTGCTTGAACCCTTTCGCTTGCACATTGCGTCCCGCCACGTCGCGGGGGGTTCAAACGCAACGCGATCCCGGTTCCGGACAGCGTCAGTTCGATGTCATTCCGCTCGTCCCACCAGCGGTCCCTGCGGTCCTGTCTGACCGACCCGTCAGACCACTCCGCCCTCGCGCAGGGCGTCCAGGTCGATGTAGCCCTTCCGGGCCTCCCGCAGCCGCTTCAGCTCGGCCCGGAGCCGCACGATCTCGTCCGCCAGCTTGTCCATGCTGTCGTCAGACTCCCGGTGCGCGAACTCCTCGAGTACGGCCTCCCGGGCGGCCTCCTCAGGGCTCACGCGGCCTCCTCCTCGCGCGCCAGCCGGGACTCGCGCGCCTCGTCGTACTCCCGGGCCCATGTCCAGAGCTGCGCGGCGCAGTCCCGCAGCCACCGGGCGGCCAGCACCGTGCCGGGGATGAAGGCCCCCATGAGCAGCCAGACCAGCGGCCAGGGGAGGTTGGCGGTGACGCCCGCGGTCGTGATCACGCCCAACGTGTCGGTCGGCATTCAGTGGCCCTCGGTGGGTGCCCATACGGTGAGGCCGTCCCGGGTGCCATTGGGACGGAGGTAGCCCATCTGGTACAGCTCGCTGCGCCGCTTCCGGACCGTGCTCGGGCCGTAGCTGGCGAACTCGGCCCGCCGCTCCAGCTCGCGGTCGGTGAGGCCGTCCGGGTGCGCCTGCAGCACCTGCAGCACCTGCGCGCGCAGGGGACCCGCCACCTTCCGGATCCCCGCGTCCGCCGCCTTGGAGGTCTCCGGGTCCCGCGCCCGGTGCCCAGGCGGCACCGGCGCCGTGAACAGCGGCAGCTCGTCCACGATCACGGGGCCACGATGAGGCTAGGGGTGGGCGGTGTGTCCCGCTCCCGCTCCACCAGGGCGGCCCGAAGCCGCATCACCTCGAGGATGATCGCGTCCAGGTCGAGCGAGACCTGCCCGTCGTCATGCGTGCGGAGAAACTCCCGCAGGGTCTGTTCAGCGTTGGTCATCGGTCGCTCCTCAGAAGGGAAGGCCCGCATCATCGGGCGCGTAGGCGTCCACATCGAACTCGTCGGCCGGTACCGGCTGCGGCGGCGGGGCCGCCTTCCCGCCCTTCGGGGGCCAGATCACCCCGTCGCAGTTGGCCTTGTCGCGGCACTTGAAGTCGGGCGCCTTCGGGTTGGTCTTCTTCGCCCGGTTGTCCCACATGGCGCCGCCGCACTTCGGGCAGCTCGGGGCCGAGTCGTTGTGCCGCTCAAGGGCCGCGTCCACGAACTCGCTCACGTGCGAGGGCTCCCCGCCCCGTTCCCGCGGTGCGGCCGGCTTGGGGGCCGCCTGCTGCACCACCTGCTGGGCGCGCTGCTGCGGGGTCGGCATCGCGCTGTTGCCGTCGTCGTCGTCCTCGGTCGCGAGCGAGAGGATCGCCGAGACCCCGTAGCGCCGGCCGTAGGACATGGCCGCGCCGGCCCCCTGCGGATCCGCCTTCCCGAGCGGCATCACGACCGCGCTGCTGACGAACTCGCCGGAGGCGTGGAGGAGCAGCGTCTCCACCGTGAAGCCCACCAGCCGGCCGCTCTCGTCGCTGTGCGGCATCGAGGCGCCCTGCACGAGCGTGAGGCCATGCTTCGCGAGCACGGGCCGGACGGCCTCCATGATCGCGTCCAGCGAGGCGTAGGTGCTCTTGAAGTGCGGGTTGGTGCGGTCCTTGCCGACCGCCTTAAGCTCGGCGCTGGCCTTCACGAGGGCGGGCGCCAGCGACGCGAGGGAGTCAGAAGTTTTCATCGGCGGAGAGGGAGAAGTAGGGGGCGATCCGTTCGTAAATGGCCTGCGTCGCGGCGACGTCCGCGAGGCAGTACTCGGCGATCTCGTCCAGCATTCCGCCCTGGTAGAGCGGCCAGACGTCGCGGCCGGAGATCCCGTCCGTCTTCCCCGGCAGGCCGAGGAAGGACGCCCACTCATTGAGGCCCTCACCGGCCCGCGGGGCGTCCCAGTTGGTCAGCACACTTTTGCAATCGCAGTGCGGAAACGTGCTGTAGCGCCGGAACCAGCTCTGGATCACCGAGGGCGGCAGGCTCGGGGTGATCTCATGCGCGAGGCTCCGAATCAGAATGAAGCGGAGGTCCCACGTGCCGTTCCACGTCACGACCCGGCCGCGGTGCTGCTTGAGCCACGCCCACGTGCGGCGCAGCAGCTCCGGCTCCTCGTCCGAGCTGTCCGCCATCACCAGCCCCTCGCTCGTGCCGACGCAGAAGATCCGGCCCAGCCGCGGGTTCAGGCTGCACTCCTTGGCGCGCTCCTCGGCCCACTTGGCCCGATCAGCCTCGCGCCACTTGGCAATCGCCTCCTCGCTCTTGTAGTTGGCCGGCGGGTTGCGCTGGCCTTCCGGGTACGGGGCCAGCAGCGCCGACTCCATCGGGATCGTCTCGATATCGAGAACCAAGGGCATTAGGCAGCCCTCGGCGGGGGCGGGGTGGCCGGCAGCCCGTCCGGCAGGTGCTGCGCGATGAAGACCGCCACCGCCTCGTCCACCCGGCGCGACTCGCGCGAGCCGCGGAGCACCAGGTAGAGGTGATTCGGGTGCACGTCGAGCGCCTTCGCAAACGCGCGCACGGACATGCCCGCGACCGCACAAGCGACCCGGAAGGCCCGCTGACGGTCAAGGGTGGGCAACGCCGGATCGCGTGTGGATACCTGTGGAGTGAAACTCTGGCCGGATGGGTGCATGAGGTGTAGGTTGCTCGGGTACACTGTCGTTCGCGGTGGAGGTATCACCCGCACAGACAGAATATCACCGAAACGGTGAGTCTGCAACCCCACGGCCGCACCCCGTGCCGTGTACAACTTTTGATGCATGGCTGGGTCAGCCCGGCCCTCTACTTTCTTCGCCCACGCGGAGGCGGGATCCTGTGACGAAGCGAAAGGAGCCAGAACACATGTCGGCCGGACTGGGGCGGCGCGTCTTCCAGGCGCGGTTGGCGCTGTCAGCGGAGGTGGGGTATCAGGTCACGCAGAGCGCGATCGCGAAGGCGCTGGGGACGACCGGCACGTCGGTGGGGCGGTACGAGGCGGGGCTCAAGGTGCCCGACTTGGAGATGATTGAGCGGCTCGCGGCGGTCCTCCGGACCACGCCCTGCTACCTCGCGTTCGGCTGTTCGCACCCCCACGTGGTGGGGGAGTTGCCGGCTATCGGCGCAGGAGCAGGACCAGACCGGCCCCTGCCGCCGCACCGGCCCACCAGGCGCGAGCTCGAGGACGAGGCGACGGGGCCAGCCGCGCCACCGCCGCCGATTCCGCCAGCACGCGGAGGCGCTGCTCCGCCGCGAGGCGCTGCTCGCACGTCGAAAGGGCAGCGACGCAACTACGCAGTCCCGCGTGTAGGACCCGAAGACTGGTATCGGCCCGTGCCGAGTCGGCGGCGATGACCGGGATCGAGTCTACCTGTACCAGCGTGTCGATCTGCCGTACCAGCCGCCACAGCCGGAGGGTGTCGGTCCGATAGATGGTGTCGAGACGGGCGATCTCCACCCGGACCGTGTCCGTCCGGGCCTGCCAGCGGGCTACCGCGGTGCCGCGCGTGTAGCCGAGCCGCCACGCGCCAAGCCCAAGCGCACCCAGCAGGGCCACCCCGAGGGCCAGCTGCCGGCCGGTCACGGGGCGACCCGGATGAAGGCCAGCCCCGGCCGGCGCCGCTCGCGCGCGAACACGCCCCAGCCGTCCCGGCTGCCGCCCGAGTTGGTGTTCCCTTCAATGGTCCCCACCGCCTGCTCGGCGACACGTGAAACAAACCCCGTGTGGATCGCGTCATCCGGGGTCCGGAGCACGAGGAACACATCCCCCGGCTCCGGGTCCTTCACCAGCAGGTTGTGCTTCCGCGCGTGGGCCAGTAGGACGTCGCAGCTGGCCGTGGTAGGAAGCGGCGCGCGCCCCCGGAAGGCCACGTCCAGGACAAAGCTGACGAAGGAGGCGCACCACGGGTCGCCGCGCTTGTTGCCGGTCACCCGCTGGATCGCCTCCACCCAGCGCCCGTCATTGGCCCCCGAGGCCTCGCGCACCCAGCCCACGAACTGCTCGGCCGTGGGCACCACCAGCGCCTTCACCGGCTGACCTCGAGGCCCTGCTCGGGGTCGCGCCGCTTCTGGACCGCCTCCCGCAGCGACTGCCCGACGGCGGAGGCCGCGGCCCCGACCTGGGGAGCCAAGTACTGGGCGATCCGCGGCCCGCCGGCCCACGCCACCAGCGCGATCTCGACGCCCGAGAGGAGCGACAGGACCCCGTTGGGGACCTCCCGCCAGGCAAGGGCCAGCAGGGCCAGCGTGAAAGCCGTCCACACCCAGAGCAGGGTGCGGGCGGTGGAGAGCTGGCCCCGCTCGTCCTGAAGCAGCTGCCGCCACATCACGCGACCGCCGGCTTCCGGAGGCTGTGGACGGCCATCGCGACCAGCGCCGCGATCACACCCTGCACCGCGGTCGGGGTCAACGACTGAAGGCAGCCCTCCGCCGCGGCCACCGTGCAGGGCGAGGGGGCGCCGGCCCACTCGGCCAGCCACGTGACACTGAACGCGATCGCGAGCGCGAGAATGCGCTTGACGGCCGGGGACTGGGCGTCCACGAAGGCCGAGGCGTGCTTCACCAGCTGGACCGCGACAAAAGTGAGCGCCCCGACGGCCAGGGGCAGGGACACCGTCAGCAGCTCAGGCATTGCGGACTCCGGGGTGGGAGGGACAGGTGTCGGCGCTGCGGGGCAGGGGCACCTCGCGCTCGCCGGTCTTCTGCAGCAGCTCCTCGTGCCAGCTGGACACCGCCTGGCGGGACTCCCGCACGGTGCGGTACAGCCCATAGGCAGCCACCGTCACGGTGCCGGCCGCCAGCGTCTCAAGGGTGGGAAGGATCACGTCCATATCAGGTCAAGGGTTGTGGCTCTCGAGGAGGCGGATCCGGGTCTCGTGGTCCTTCGCGGTGCCGTTCAGGCCGTTCCCGCCGTCCGGCCCGAAGAGGACCGTGTCGATCTTCGACTGCCACTGCTGGACCTCCCGTTTGAAGCTGTGGAACTCCTTCCAGGCGCCGGCGAGAAGGAACCCGGCGACTGCGACCGCAATGCCGGTCAGATCGGTGCTCGCGCTCGTCATCGGTCAAAGGGGTGGGGTGGTGGGACTGCCGTTGTTGGGACGCGAGGCGGCTGCAGTGCCCAGCCCGGCCGCCCCGAGCACCCCGAGCGTGCCGGTCCCGCGGAGGAGCCGCTGGTAGAGCACGTCAACCGGGATGCCCTGCCGCTTGGCCGACTCCCGCAGGACGTCGCTGAAGACGTCCATGAACGGGCGGGCGTCAGCCACCCCGGTCTCGTCGGCCCCGCCGATCCACGCCGAGCTCTGGACCTGCGCTGGCCGGATCCCGAGCTTGGCCGCGATGTCCTGCTGCTCCTTCTCCAGCGCGTCATAGGCGGCCGGAATCCGGTCCTCCGACAGCCCCCATGAGCGGGCGTTGTGGGCGTCCACGGTCACCGGCTCGTAGTTGCCGCGCAGGTTCTCCCCGAAGCTGGTCGTCTTCGGCCGCGCGAGGGCCAGCTCATCGGTGGCCGCCATTGAGCCGTACTGCTCGATGTCGCGGGCGGCCGGGATGTGGGTCTTGTGCGCGATGTGGCCCAGGCTCGGCTGCAGCAGGTTCAGGAGGGCCTGCTCTTCCGGCACCTCCATCCCGTGCCGGTTGAGCAGGGAGAAGGCCGAGGCCCGGCGAATGTTCTGCGCCACCTTGGAGCGCGGCGAGGTGGCCGCGAGGTGCTGGGTGAGCCGGAGGAACTCGCGATTGCCGGCCGCGTCCCCGAGCTCGGAGACATAGTCCCGACGCAGCGGCTCCAGGTTGTACCACTCGAGCCCGCCCTCCTCCATCCCCCGCTTGACCTTGTCCTCGAAGGCCCCGCGGTTGCTCTTGACGGCCTCGGCCACATCGGCCGCAAGGCCCCGCTTCGGGACATTGCGGGCCGTGATCGGGACCTGCGGGACATTCGGGACATTCCGCAGCTCGGCGGGATCGTAGAAGAGCTTGCGGCCGGTTGCCCCGGCGTCTGTCAGGTTGGCGAGCCCCGCGATGGCCTCCGGTGTCGCCTTTGCGGTCACCTCAGCCGCTGCCTCGCCCCCCTCGGTCATCACCTCGGCCAGCTTCTTCAGCTTGCCGATCTTCTTGAGCTTGTTGCCGATCCCGGCCGTCGTGAGCCCGATCGCCAGCTCGGACCCAAGCCGCTTCGAGCCGCCAGCGAAGTCGCCGGTCCCCATTTCGTAGAGGCTGTGCAGGCCGGTTCCGATCCCGACCGGGCCGGGTGTGACAATGTCGGCCCCCAGCTCCGCGAGCCCCGGGGCGGCGTCCATCAGCCGGCGCAGCCGGGACTGGTTCTCCTGTGCCCGCAGCAGATCATTGATCGCCCGGGCCGAGGTGGCATCGGCCGGGGCGGTCATGCGGCGGCGAAGTTGCGGATCCATGCGTCAGCGTCCTCCGAGTCGTCGTGCGGCGGTGGTGGCGGGGACAGCGCCAAAGCGCTGGCCGATCTGCTGCGCGGCCTGCTGGTCGGCTTGCTGCTGGAGCCAGTACTGCAGCAGGGACTGCAGGCGGGGGTCCGCGTTTGCGAGCCGGCGGGTGAGTAGGTCGCCGGCGTCTCCTGCGGCAGCGGTGTTGAGGCCACCGCCAAAGCGCTCCCAAAGCGCCCGAGCTCCAAGGTTTACGCCGGTCCGGAGGGGGGCCTGCGCCATCTGCATGGCCCCCCCGATGGCCTGCGGCACGTCTCCGCCCACCGCGTCGGCCACCCCGGCCGCGAGCGGAGTGGTCTGGGAGCCGCGCGGCACGAGGGCGTTGTTGGCCTGCTCGCGCAGCTGCCGCTCGAGCTGGAGGGTCGGGCCCAGCTTCGGGTCAGGGATCGCCGTCTGCAGCTTGTTCCTGGCGGCCTCCGAGTCGAAGAGCTGGGAGGTGAAGTCCGCCCAGCCGGCCTGCGACTCGCGGGCCGTTCGGGCCCGGTCCCGCAGCCGGGTCGCATAGCCCTCGGAGAAGGCCTGCGGGGAGCTGGCCCGGTTGGGCGAGTTGAGCACATTGCCCTCGCTGCCGAAAGGCGACTGATAGCCCTCGCGGAAGGCCTCACGGGCCTGTAGCCCCGGCTGGGCCATCTGGCGGGCCGTGGCGTACTCGCCCTGCGAGAGCACGTCCACCGAGCTGACCAGATCCTCGCGGACCCGCTTGAGGCCCGGCAGCCGGCTCTTCATGCGGGAGAGCTGCTCGCCCTTCACCGCGCCGGAGGCGATCGCCTCCTCGATGTCCCCGATCTGGTCGTCAAGGATCCGCTTCATGTCGTCCATCTGCCCGAGCGTGACGGCGGGGCGGCTCCCGTCAGGGATCTGCACCCCCACCCCGGCCTGCGGGTCGATCTCCACCCGCCAGGCCTGCACTGCGGGATCGTCCAGCCCAGCGTTGAGGGCGTTGGTCCGCGCCTCCTCGTAGGCCGCCCGCCCGGCGGGCCGGCCGAGCACGTCGCGCAGCTTCTTGGTCGCGGCCTTGACCGCATCGTCCCCGATCTCGCCGAGGGGCTGGTTCACGTCCAGCACCCGGGTCCGGATCGGTTGGTAGTACGGGTCCGCGGCCTCGGTGGCCGCTCGCGCCAGCTCGCCGTAGCGGGTCTGGTAGTCGCCCAGCGGGCTCCCGACGGCCTTCTCTAGGGCGGTCTCGACCCGGTCCAGCCCGCGCTGGTTCTGCGCGAGCAGGCGGCGCGGCACCTCGTCGGTGGCCGTGCTGGGGATGGCCTGCGTGACCTTGGTCGCGAGCTGGGTGTTCTTCCCGCCCAGGTTGAACAGCATCCGGGGGTCGCTCGCGTCCGCGAGGCTGATGGCGTCCCCGACCAGCTCCGGTGTCAGCTGGTCCTTGCCCATCATGCGGGCCACGTAGGCGTTCGCCCGCCCCTCGGGGGTGAGCCGGGCCTGCCGGCGGGCCGCGATCGCCTCCATCCGATCGGCGAAGCTCTGGCCTCGCTCGCCCAGGTTCTCGGCCACCTTCCCCACTGCGGTCCCAACCGGGGAGTCGGCTAGTCGCCGGCCGGCGGCGTTCACGAGCTGCGCGCCCTTCTCGACGCCCTTCGCGAACACCGGCCCCAGCACGGCCCCGCCCGTGGCCCCGATCGCGCCGGCCGTGGCCCGGTCGCCCAGATCGCCCTCAGAGGCGCCGGCCGCGCCCACCCCGCCCGTGATGGCCGACTGGCCCCGGAGGCTGCTGGTGACGGCCTGTGCGGCCTGCGGGAGCACGCGCGCGCCGACCCGCTTGAGGCCGGAGGCCACCGCCCCGCCGGTCGCAAGCCCGCCCAGCATCTCGGTCCCGAAGGAGGCGACCGGGTTCGCGGAGCGGAACTCGGCCTCCTGCTGGTTCATGTAGTCCTGCGCCCGCGGGCTCACCATCCCGACCACGTCGTCGGCCAGCCCGAAGCTGGCCCCCTTCAGGGCTGAGAGCCCGCCCCCGATCACCTCGTCAGCCACCGTGCGCTGGCTGGCCGGCTTGGGGAGCTCGTAGCCGTCCGCCATGAGGTCGGTGTCGGTGTAGCCCTTCTTCCGCAGGTACTCGTAGTCATCCGGCCGAAGCCGGCGCTTGCCGAGGTCCGGGGTCATCGGCGGTTCCTCAGCGCGTCGGTGGGGGAGGGCAGGTTGCGCTGGCTCCACGGCATCAGCGCCGCGCTGGCCGCGTCAGACGACACGCGGTCAAGGTCAGGGCTCCATGCCTTGCCAGCCTGCTTGACCATGAGCTGCGTCACGGCCGCCCGGTTGGCCCGCTTCTGGGCCTTGGCCTCCGGCGAGTCATCTGGCCGGTCAGTAAACATCGGGGCGTAGCGGGCCCACTCTTGCGCCGAGATCGCCGCGCCAGAGTCCCGCCGCAGGACGGCGTTGATGAAGTCGCTCACCGCGTTGTTGTAAACCTGCTGCTCCGGCGTGCGGAGTCGGTTGGCCGCCCCCTCAGCCCAGGTGTCAGGCACGAGGCCGCCGCCGGCTTGCAGGAACGCCTGCGCGCGGGAGGGCTCCCCTCCCACCTTCAGGTCGGCCATCCCCTCAATGGTCTGTTGGGCCGTCAACATCCGCTGGGCATAGGCGGCCGCCTTCATCTCCGACTCGGTCGGGGCGGCCGTGTTCTTCGGCGGGGCCTTGGCCTGCGTCCCGTCGGGCATCACGACCGGGGTCAGCTGGCCCGTGCGGCTGTTGCGGTTCCACACGTTGCCCTTGTCGTCCGTGAACTCGGTCATGGTGCCGACACTGCCCGCCCCCGCGGCCGCCCCGCGGTTCCGCAGGTTCTGCATCCGCTCGTCGCGGTACTGGGCCAGCAGGTCGGTCCAGCTTTCGTCCTGCGCGTCGTTGAAGGTGACCCCCTTCGGCACCTGCCCGAGCCGGTTCAGGGTGTTGAAGGCCTTCTCCTCGTCGAGCCGCTTCTTCTGCCGCTCGAGGTCAAGCGCGCGCTGCTGCGCGCCGAGCGCCTTTGTCTCCTCGCGCCGTGCCGTTGCCTCGGCCCTTCCTTCCGGCGAGTCCTCGTAGCGCTGGAACAGCTTGCGGCTGCTGCCGTCCGACATCGTGACGTCCAGCGACCGGCCGCGGTTCATCTGCTGCTGCGCCTCGCTCGTGATCGCATCGCCGGCGGCCGCGCCGATCAGCCCCATTGCCCCAGGCATGGAGGCCCCGCGTAAGGCCGAGAGCGACTGCCCCGTCTTGAGGTCCACGCCCCGCTGGGCTTGCGCCTCCTCATAGGGGGTCAGGTTGTTCTGGAAGGCCCACTGCGACACGCGCTGGTCGTAGTCGCGGTTGGCGCGCGTCAGCGCGTCCTGCTCCTTCTGCTCAAGCCGCTTGCGCTCCTCCTCCCGCTCCTTGCGGGCCTGCATCTGCGCGAGGATCTGCATGGCGCTCCCGCCAAAGCTCTGCAGGCCCGCGCCGAGTCCTGCCATCCAGTCGCTCATCCCTTAGCCCCCCAGCACGATCGAGTCGAGGTAGCGCCGCCAGGCGTCGTTCTGCTGATTGCGGTTGAACTCCGCCCGCCGCATGTCGTTGTCGAAGGCTCGCTGGCCGTAGTCGCTCAAGCGGTCGGTGACCCCCATCCGCTGCGAGAAAGCATCGTTGCCCAGCAGCCGGTTCAGCTCGGCGGTGGACATCCGGTTCTGGAAGCCCTGCTGGCCCACGCGGTTCTCAAAATCGAGCCCGCGCATGTTCTGATCGAAGGCCTGCCCTGAGCGGCGCAGCCCGAGGTCGGCCGCGGAGATCTGGTTCTGGAACCCGCGCTGGTTCTGGTTGGCCTCGAACTCGGCCCGACCCATCCCCTGCCGGAAGTTCTGATCCTGCAGGCGGGCCTGCAGCTCGGCCGTGGACATCTGGTTCGCGAAGTTCTGCTGCCCGACCCGGTTCTGGAAATCGAGCCCCCGCATCCCCTGGTCGAACTTCTGGCCGGATGCGTCCAGCGCGAGGCGGTCCCGGTTGAGGCCGATGTTGGCCGCGGCGGTGCTGGCGTCGAGCCCGAGCCGGCCCCGCCCGAGGTCGCTCTGCAGGTTGAGGTTGCCGGCGCCCAACGAGTAGTCCTGCGCGGCCCGCGTGCGCCCGAGGTCGAGGTTTCCGAGCCCGAGGCTGTAGTCTTGGTTGGCCCGGGTCCGGCTGAGGTCGAGGTTGCCCATCCCGAGCGTCCGCTCGAGCGAGAGCCGGTCCCGGTTGAGGGCGTTCTCGGCCGCCGCCTGTGACGCCTGCTGCGACAGCTGCTGCTGACGCACCCCGATGTCGGCCCGCCCCAGCTCGGCCTCGGTCGCGGCCCGCTGCCGCCCGAGGTCCAAGTTGCCCCGGCCCAGCTCGGAATCGAGCTCCAGCCGCCCCCGGCCCAGTTCGCCCTGCAGGGACAGGTTGCCACGGCCGAGCTCGGCCTGCAGGGTATTGCCTTGCGACTGCAACCCCAGACCGAGCGCCCGGTCGCGGGACTGCGCGAAATCCTGCGCCCGCTGCGTGAGCAGCTGGTTCGCCAGCTCGGTTTGGGCACTGCGACGGCCGACGTTCAGGTCGGCCAGCCGGCCGCCTTGGATACTCGAGTCGGACAGCCCGCGGGCGGCCATCTCCTCGCGGAGCTTGGTCTCCTCCTGTGCGAAGCGGTCGTCGATGCCTTCGCCCATCTGGTTGTACAGGCGCTGCACCTCGGCGTTGTCGAACGCGGAGGGGTTGCGGATGGCGTCCATGATCTGCTGCTGCAGAAAGTCGTCCATCGGGTTCTTTTGCGCGGCAGGCTGCGGCGCCCCGGAGGATGACGCGAGGGCTTGGTTGTACGTCGCCTTGTCTGCGACCTGCACCTGCCCGAAGCCGGGCACGTCGATGGATTGCCCGGGGCGAATACCGGCCGGGTTGTTCTCGTCCACGCTAACAACCGGCGTTCCGCCGGGCGGCACGACGAACTGCACGTTCGACTGCAGCCCCGCGTGCCACATGGCGCCCTGCCCCGGCTGCCCCGGCTTTGCCGTCTGCATGGCCTGCGTAAACGCATCGGCAATGATCTGCCGGTTGTCGTCAGACATTGCGACCGGCTGGGTCGCAGTGTTGGCGCCACCTGAGAACCCGCGCTGGGCAAACGACCCACCGGGAACGACGGACCCGCTGAACTGCGCGTTGGGGTTCTCCTGCTGTCGGCGCTCCACCTCTACTGAGTCGATCTGCCTCCCCGTGCTGCTGTCCAACAGATGATACTGCCCTCGCTGGTTGAGCAGCTCGATCGTGCCATACGGGCCCGGGGTCGCGGTGTACCCTTGCGCCTGAAACCGTGATACCGATTCCTGTGCCGCAGGGGTCTGTGCAAGGGGCGCCGGGGCCTGCGCTTGCGCGGCCGCGAGCGGGTTGACGCCCTGCGCGGAGACGGCTGACGGCGCGCCACCCATTGCGGGCACCATCGGGCCGCCGACGAACTCGCTGCCGCTTCTGCCGCTCGTCGGCCACTGCGTCGGAAGTGCGGCCCCGCCCCGCGTGAACTGGCTCACGTCAAAGGTTGGCGTGGTGCCGGGGGTAAACTGCGAGCCCTTGAGCAGCTGCTCGAGCTGACTGTTGACGTTCGGGTCTGGCGTGTACTGCGGCGCGTTCACGTTGAGGCCGCCCAAGTTGTTCACCCGGTCGGTCAGCGCCCGGTCGGCGGCCGGATTGTACGCGATGTCGCCACCCGGCAGGGTCCCCGCGTTCAGCTGGCGGATCCGCTCGAGGAACTCCGGCGACGATTGGAACGCCTCCGGGGCCTGTCCTGGCGTTATCCCGTTCAGCTGCCCCGCGAGGTAGCCGCCAATGTCCCCATCGAATCCGCCAATCGGCATGTCGCCCGGGGCCGGGACGCCCACGTTGCTCTTGCCGCTCCTCGGCTGGCCGGTCGGGCCATACTGCTGGCCGGTGTTCGGATTGTACGAGCCGCCACCCAACAGCGGATGCTGCGAGACCGACGTGCCGCCGCCCGCCTGCGCGTACACCATCGGGCCGCCAATAAACTCGGCCTGCTGGCTCCCCATCGCGGCCGCCAGTGGATCAAGGCCGGGCTGCGGGGCCTGCGAGTACGCCATCGGCCCCATGAATCGCTCAGAGGTCGTGGCCTGCGGCTGCATCTGCTGCTGCGGCGGTTGCTGTGGCGGGGGCGGGGCGGGGCGGGCCTGCCCGGCGGCCTGCAGCTGCGCGAAGGTCTGCTGCTGCTGTGTGTTCCGGGCCTGCGTGCTGGACTGGCCGCCCGCCTCCTCGCGGGACTGCGGGTTGACCTCTGACGGCTCGGCCCGCACCTCAACCATTGGCCGGTTGAGCAAGACGCTCTGCTGCTGCGCGGCCTGCCGCCGGCGGCGCTCCTCCTCGTCGGTCGCGGTCTGGCCGGCGTAGCTGGCCGACATGTCGCCGCCATAGCCCGAGGAGTAGCCGGAGTTGTACATCGTCGCCATGCGGTCAGCCCTCTAAAGCATGTAGGGGGTGAAACGGCTCATCAGCATCCGTTCTTCTTCGCTCAACCCGCCGCCACCACCACCGCCACCGCCACCGCCACCGCCACCACCGCCGCTGTATGCGGCCGGGGATGGGGCCGGCGAGGGGCTTCCGTACTCGCCGGGCACGCCGGCCAGACTCCGCAGCCGATCACGCGCGGCGATCAGCTCGGAGGGATCCATCCCGCCGGCCCCGGCCGTGTAGCGGCCCATGTGCGCCTGCTGGGCGGCCAGCATGGGCGCCGGCCCGCCCGTCGCCTGCCCGCGGCCCGGCATGGTGCCGCGCGTGAAGTCCCGCGGCTCGAAAGCCGCCGGCGACTGGCCCAACATGCCGCGCATCCCGTAGGCGGCTTGATCCGCGAGCGGGTTCAGGTTGATCCGGCGCTGCATGGCGGCCGCCTGCGCCGCCCGGTCGTCGAGGTACTTCGAGCGGTCAAGGTTCGCCCCCTGCGCGAACTGGCGATCCTGCTGCGCTCCCTGCTCGCGCTGCAGCTGCTGCTGCAGGCCAAACTGCCGGCGCTTCTCCTCCAGCTCTTGGCGCGCCTGCTGGGCGTTTGAGCGGCCGGTAAAGATGCTGCCCAGCCCGCTCATTACGGCGCTGCCGATTGCCAACCCCGTCATGGGATCCATACGCTACTCCGAACGAAAGGTGATGAGGTCCACCGTGGCGTTGGCCGGGGCGGCCGTGCCGAAGTTGACGGTGCAGCCCGTCGTGGTCTTGTTCGTCACCCACACCGTGGTGCCCCAGTTCGGCGTCGCGTTGACCCCGTAGCTGGTGTCCACCTCGGTGCGGGGGAAGGTGATCGCGACCGTGGTCGCGGCAGCCGTGACGGCCACGGCGACCCGGTTGCCGGCTGAGGTGAAGAACCGCCGCCGGATGCGAAGCCAGATGGCATCCTGCCGGGCATCCGGCAGCGCGTCTGTGGCGTTGATCACGGCTCAGGCGGGGGCGGGGGCGGGCTGAACGTCCCCGTGTCCGGGTCGTAGAGGTAGCCGATGTCGCACCACTGATCCCCAATCGCGATCACGTAGTGCCCCGCCGGCGGGGTCCACGGCGTGCTGCCGTCCCACTCGATGATGTTGTCTACCACGTCGTCCGCGTCGCGGATCACTGCCCAACGTGCCACCATGTGTCCCTATCCTCCCTTACCAGACCGTGATACGCACGCGGCCACCGCCGCCCGTGCCACCGCCGACGCCGCTCGAGGTGCCGTTGCCGCGGCCGCCGCCGCCCCCGGGCGTCGTACCGTTCACGCCCGTGGCGCCGCCGTTGCCGCCGAACACGCTTGTCCCGTTCGTGGCGACGCCGCTGCCGCCACCGCCACCGCCGTAGATCGAGTTCATGCTGCTAGTGCTGGAGGCAACCGGCCGGGTCGTGGTCGCGCCGTTGCCGCCGGTAAAAAATCGGTCGTAGATCCCCTGCCGGACTTGTGCAAGCGTGGCTTCGATTGTGCCACCCACAATGACTGACAGATCCAATCCGAGAGATGCCCCCGATGCGCCGGCTTGGAAGGGCGTGCCCGGGGCGCCAACGTACTGCACGTTATTGATGGGCCCGCCGCCGCCGCCGTAGGACGTCAGCAATGTGCCGAACGACGAGTTGCCGCCGGTGCCGCCTGCTTGAGCTATCGCCGCCCCAGCGCCCGAGCCGCCGGCGCCCACCGTGACGCTGACGCTTGATGGTAGGTCCGCCAGCCGGGACACGTAATACATGTAGCCGCCGCCACCACCACCGGCGATGTTGCCGACTACGCTAGTGTTGCCGCCGCCACCACCGGCGCCCCATGCCTCGATAAGGGCCATTGAGCCGGTCGCCGGCTTGGTCCACGTGCCGGAGCTGTCAAACGTCTGCACGCTCGTGGGCACGAAGTTGATGTCCGTGATCGTCCACTCGGTCGTCGCGGTCTTTTCGCACTCGACAACAGCGTACTGCGGCAGCGAGCCGGTGTTGCCGAAGACCGTCTGCAGCGTGTCAGTCGCGGTCAGGCTCGTGCCGCCGGCGCTGGACAGGACCGCGAGGCGATTGAAGGTGACCGCGTTCAGCGTAGTGAATCCGCCGCCCAGCACGTGCGAGTTGGCCGAGGCCAGCAGAATCGCTCGCACTTCCCCGTCGGCGTTCGGGTTGTAGCCGGCGTCGAGGGTGCCCGTGCTGGTTACGCGAGCAATGCGATTGCGGCCCGTGGCATTGATCGTCGTGAACGTGCCACCGACGAGAATTTTGCCGTCCGACTGCACGGCCAGTGCGTACACGGCCCCGCCGCTCACCGTCGTGGAAAACGTGCCATCGCTTGATCCGGTAGTGCTGTACCGAACCAGATAGTTTGAGCCGCCGAACAGCACCTTGCCGTCTGACTGCAGCGCTACGACTTGGCATGTCGTGCTCAGGAACGGGTTGGCGAATCCGGTGTCGAGCGTGCCATCGGTGTTGATACGGGCCCCATACGCGCGGGCGGTCCCGCCCACGGTTGTGAAGTTGCCGCCAACAACAGCCTTGCCATCGCCCTGCAACGCGATGGAATAGACCGCTTGGTTCATATTCGGGTTGTAGCCCGTATCGAGTGCTCCAGCACTGGTCACCCGGGCCATGTAGTTGCGGCCCGTGCCGCCGACGGTGGTGAACAGGCCACCCAGCAGCACGTCCCCGCTGGACTGCACGGCCACCGTGAACACGGTGCTGCCGGCGTTCGGATTGAATCCGGTGTCCAGCGTGCCGTCGGCGTTGACCCGGGCGATGCGGTTGCGGGTCGTGCCGACGACGGTGGTAAACGCCCCGCCCAGCACAATCTTGCCATCAGACTGCACCGCGATGGCGTGCACGATGCCGTTGGCATTGGGGTCGAACGAGGTGTCCAGCGAGCCGTCCCCGTTGAGCCGGGCCACGTTGTTTCGGGTGACACCGTTGACCGTGTCAAAGCTGCCGCCGATCAGCAGCTTGCCGTCGGCCTGCAGCGCGGTCGCGTAGACCACCCCGCCGCCCGTGGTGATGGTGGGCTGCGTGGTCGTCAGGGCGTAGCTCGTGCCGACTTGGATCTGGCACTCGGCCGTCTTGCAGAAGAGCGAGACCTTGGAGCCGACCGCGATGGCGGGCGTGCTGCTGAGGAGCACGCCGGCCTTCGTCGCAGAGTTGATGACGAGCCGCTTGCCGATGTCGGAGGCGCTGATCTGATAGGGCGCGAACTGACTTGAGACGATGGTCTGGTCGGCTGGGCTCACCGTCGCCCACGAGAGCACGCCCGAGCCGTTGTTGATGAGGGCCGTGCTGGCCCCGCCTTGCACCGTGGGGACGGTGTAGTTCACGCTGCCGAGCGTCAGCTGACTGCGGGTCAGGGCGATGGCCGTGCCGTTGTCGGTGATCGCGCTGTCCTGCAGCTGCGAGGCGACCCCGCCGCCCGTCCAGCGGGGCACCGCGTTGTTCGTGCCCGTGCCGCTCACGCCCGAGGCGGTGCCGGTCACGTTGAGAGTGATGCTGCCGGCCGCGTTCACGACCTGCATGTTGTTGCCGGCCGTCAGAGTCGCGAGCGTGTAGCCCGTCCCGTTGCCGATCGGCAGCTGGCCGTCGGTCGGCGTGCCCGTAAGACCCGTGCCGCCCTTCGCCACCGGCACGGTGGCCGTGTAGCTGGTGCTGACCGTCGCGCCGGCCGAGAGGTCCGTCGAGGTCGTGCCGGTCACGTCCCCGGTCAGCTGCACCGTGCGGGCGCTTGAGAGGGCGGTCGCCGTATCGGCGTTGCCGGTCACGTTGCCCGTCAGCGGACCCACCAGCGCCGCCGCCGTGACCGTCCCGGTGACGTTGACATTGGCCCCGGCCGTCACGTTGCCTGTGACCGCGAGGTCGTCCAGCGTCCCGACGCTCGTGATGTTGTCGTAGGCCCCGACCACCCGGGCCGTCGGCACCGTGCCAGTGGTCAGGCTTGAGGCATCGAGCTTGAGGGTCACCCACGCTGTGCCCGTGTCGTAGAACAGCTGCTGGCTGTCCGTGACGAACCACAACCGGCCCACCAGGCTCGCCGGTGGGCGGGTCGCCAGGCTGGACGACTGAACGTGCAGCGTGCTGTCGTTGTCGTGGGCGTTGTAGTTGGTGATAATGGCGTTGTCGTTCAGCCGCACCTCGTCCGCGTCAACCGGCGAGGTGCCGTTGACCGGAATGGTGACCGGCGCCTGCTGATGTGAGCCGACTGTCGGCATCAGTACCGTCTCCCGTAGTCAAAGCCTTGCACTTCCACGCGGCCCCACGCGCTCTGCGCCTCGCCGCCGTCGGTGAACGTCACGTCCAGATATTCCCCGTACCCGTTGATCGGCACCCGAATAGGCTTGGTCGCGCCGGCCCCCCAGATGCCCGTTCCCCACGTCCCCGTCCCCCACGTCCCAGTCCCGCCGCCCGTGGGGTTTGGCAGGGTGTACGCTCCGGACCCGTTCGCGCTCTGCCAGACGACCGAGGCGATCGTCGAGGCCCGCAGGCCGGCCGTGAGGTAGATCCACTTGTACGCCTTGAAGCTGGCCGGGTCACCGAAATACAGCCGCCGGGGGCGCACGGCCATCGAAAACACGGTCCCCCCGATTCCGGCCGTGGGGGCGTTGTCACGGTAGATGAGGGGTGCGTCGCAGAGCTTGACCCGGCCCGCCGCATCGCCGGCCAGCACGATCGGCTGGAAGTCGCCGTCCACGCCCTCCCAGAGGGCGTTCGTGACCGGATCCACGTAGCCGCCCTGGCAGGGGCCCGTCCACGCCTGCAAGGCGTAGTTGAAGCGCAGCACGCCCACGTCGGGGACATACCACCAGACCTCCCGCAGGGCCCGGCGGTGCACCCCGATTACGCCAGAGGCTTGCGCGAGGTCCCAACTGCGGGTCTTGTCGTCGATCTTGAGGCTGATCGGGGCGACCTGCGTCTCGGTCGCGACGTAGAAGCCGCGGTCGGAGAGGAAGTAAATCCCCTGCGGGGTGTTCACGATGCTGCGCCCGCTCAGGGTCCCGACGTCGCTTGTCACGCCCTGCGCGCCGGCCGCGATGGCAATGTCGTCCTGCGTCAGGCCGGTGAAGCGCGAGATGCCGCTCGTGTGGAAAATCAGCAGGCTCGAGCCGAAGGCGGCCAGGCCGGTCACGTTCTGGTCGCTGAAGGTCCGGATGATCGCCTCGCCGCCCCCGGACCCGGACTGCCCAAGGCTGTCGCCGTTGTTGATCCCGCTCCAGAAGACCTTCTGGTCGGCCCCCGTGCAGCCGAACAGGCGCTGGTTGTAGACCGCCAGCTGGGTGATCCCGGCCGGGGTGCTCGCGATGTTCGTGGTGAGGGTGGTCCCGTTCCACTTGTTGAGGCTGGTCGCGCTGTCCCCGTCCGCGATGTAGGCCACCTCGCCACCCGGGCCGTCGCGGAAGGACGCAAAGGCCGGCGTGCCGGTGGCCTTGAGCGCCCCGGACTGGCTCGTGAAGGTCGTCCCGATCGCGTAGCTCGCGGTGTAGAGCGTCCCGTTCGCGACCGCGAGCAGCTGCTGCGTGTTGTTGTCGCGCAGCCAGCCGTAGCCGTTCTGGACCCCGTTGGCGTGCAGCACGGCGTCCTGCAGGTACTGCGTGCCCAGGCGCTTCAGGACCGCCCCGTACTCGGTCAGGACGGCCTCCTCGGCGCGGCGCATCTCGTTCGGCTGCAGCGCCTCCTCGTCGAAGGCGGTGTTGAGGCCGCCCCGGAAGTCGCCCTGCCCGTCACGCAGCACGGGGCGGGGCACCTAGACGCTCCCCCAGTCCCAGCGGTCGTCCATGTAGCCCATCCGCATCGGGCGGATCGCGATCCGGCCCACGTCCTGGTGCATTCGCTCGCGCAGCACCTGCGCCGCCCCGCGGAGCTCGCCGGCCAGCTGGGTCTCAGCGGCCCCCTTCATAAACATCGAGGCCGCGGCCTCATACGCGAGGATGAGGTCGTAGCCGTCAGGGAAGACGACCGTCGAGTTGTTGTCCACAAGCAGGTCGGCCCGCTGCGGGAGGTGGTTCACCACCACCGTCACGGTGTTGCCCTGGGCGGCCGGGATCAGCTGGATCTCGTCGCCGTACTCGTACCAGACCTGCGGCAGCGACACCTCGGTGGGCGACTGCGGGTAGTCCTCGTACTTGGCCGGCTGGTAGTAGAAGTTCCCCTGCCGGAGGGTGAGGATGCGGTAGAAGGTCTCGGTCGCGTCCCCGCTGCCGCTCGTCAGGTCGCTCTTGGCGACCCGGCCGTCCGCATCGGTCGTAGCCGTGCGCGTGCCGACCCGCAGCATCCGGTTGACGTTCAGGAGGTCCTTCCACTCCCGCCAGTGGGCCTCGCCGAGCAGCTGCAGCTTGAGGGTGGTCCCCCAGCGCGGCGAGCCGTTGGCGTCGGCCATCTCGTCCACCAGCGTCACCAACGCGCTGCGGGCCATGCTCATGTGGCGTCTCCAGTCGGGCCTGCGGCTTTCCGGCGCTTCATCCGCGGACTCTCCCCGATCCCGTGCGAGATCGGGTGGGCCGTCGTAGCCCCGACCGACAGCTCGAGCTCGTGTTTGGTCGTGCGGATGTGCTTGTCTTCTTGATCCTGCATGAATCCCTCGACGTGCTTCGCCTTGGTGGCCGCGTTGTGCTTGGCGATCGTCGCGACCTTCTCGGCGGCCGCCTCGCGGGCGTCCCCCATCCGGGTGAACCGGCGTAGCACGAACCCCTCAGCCTCCTCAGCCGAGCAGTCGGGGGGCAGCATGGCCCGGAGGTCGAAGGCGTCCTGCTCGCGGACGACCCCGTTCCGGACATCCGGCCAGCGCGGGTCATCCGCCCGCCAGCGTTCGATGATGCCCCAGTAGGCGCCGGCGAGGGACGGCACCCACTTGATCGAGAGCCGCTCGTCCACCGCAGCCAGCCGCTTGACGACTGACTGCGGGGGCACTGGCTCGCCCAGTGCGGTGACGAGCATCAGCGCAGCGGGGTCAGTTCGACCACCACCACCAGATCCTCGGGCTGCACCGAGACGGCGCCGGTGGTGACCAGCGACAGCTTCAGCGTATCGCCCGCATCGAGACGCGCGTCGGCGTCCGTCAGCGTGGCGAGGAGCGGGATCGCGATGGCCTGCTCGGCCGTCTTGGTGTTGATGTCGATCGCGTCGCTGAGGTTGACGTTGGCCGCGGCCGACACGTCCCGCTTGACTAGCCGGATCGTGCAGCTGGTGGCCGCGGTGGGGAACGTTTCGGCCGAGACCGTAGCGCGCAGCACGAGCGACCGAGCGGGCGCCGTACCGATGCTGTGCGTCTGCGTGCCGGCCGCGAGCGTGCCGGTATTGATCCGACCGCTCGTGAGCAGGGTCGGGACCACCCCGAACCGGCCCGGTCGCGGCAGGAAGATGTTCGGGAAGACTGCGGACATGCGTGCGTTCTCCTCTCAGGTGGGGTGAGGGCTGACGCCCCCACCCCTGCCCGAAGCGTAGGGTTAGACGACCGGGGTGAACCGGCTGGTGTCGGTGTACCCCGTGATCGAGCCGTGCGCGTTGCGCTGGAACGTCATGAGGTTGAAGTAGACCTTGAAGCTGGTCTGGAACGCATCGCGCCCGTCGATGAACCGCACGGCGCCCGAGTTCTCGTACTGCACCGGGCTCCAGTCGGCCGCATCGACCCACGCCAGCGACGGCTTGTGGATCATGTAGAACGTCCCGGCCGGGCAGTACTCGTCGGCGATCACCGGCATGTTGTGCAGCTTGAGGGCCTTGTAGCCGCCGTTGAGCTCAAGCTCCTCCCCGCCCGCCACGTTGAAGCGGCGCTGCGCCAGGAAGCTCTGGATGAACTGCTGCTGCAGGCCGTAGGTCGTGATGTTCAGGAACTCATCCGGCGAGGAGAGCGGACGCTTGCCGGAGCGGGCCCCGATCGTGGCGGCCAGCTTCCAGATGTCCATCTCGTTCGGGAGCGCGGCGTCGTCCGTGTCCGTGCCGGCCGCGAACCGCACCGCGTTCCAGCGCTCCTGCCCGGCCGTGCCGGCGTTGATCCCGTGGAGGGTGTTGTAGCTCCCGCCGCGGTTCGTGATGTTCATCAGACCGTTCGCGTACTGGTTGTACGCCGTGTCGCTGGCCGTGGCCGAGACGATGATGTCCGTGCCGGTCGTGCCCGCGATCGTGGTCGAGAGGGTGAGCGTGACGTTGTCGCCGCTGTTCGAGACCGCGGAGACGGTCGCCTTGCCGCGCAGCGTGGCGCCGGTCGCATCCAGCACCGCGATGTACATGCCCGGGTACAGCCAGAGACCGCCCTGACCGGCGCCGGAGACGCCGTAGGGGCTGGTCGCCACGATCGTGGTCGGCGGGCCGGCCGTGTAGCTCGAGACGACCGCGCGGATGCCGAGCCCGTTGCCATGCACGTGCTCCTGCATACCCAGCTGCATCGCGCCGTCGATTTCCTCGGTGATCTTGGCCTTGAGGCTCATGAAGGCCGACTGCTTCGACTGCGTGCCGACGATCGCGAGGTTGTCGAACTCGCGCGTCACGTAGAAGCGCTTGATCCCGACATTGCCCTGCACCTCGGTGACTTCCGAGCTGTTCGGGAGGTAGCCGAGGTCGGAGGCGCCCCAGTTCACGGGCGGGTTGACGACCACGTCGAAGTACAGGTTCTTGCCGCCCCACTTGAGGGAGCGGAGGCCGCCCGGGCCCGCCTTCTTGATCTGGGCGAACAGGACGGTGGAGATGGGGAAGAGCTGCTGGCGGATGTCGGTGTACACGTTCTTCAGGTTGCCCTGAAGCTCCGTGTCAGTAATCAGAATCGGGTTTGCCATCGGTCAGTCCTCTGAGGTTATTCCTGCCACGTGCGCCCGATGATGAGGGCCTTCGCCTCTTCTCGGTTGCGTGGCCTGCGTGGGGGCGGGGGCGCATCGGGGGCGGCCTTGCCGTTCGGGGCGAGCTGGCGCCCCACCGACTGCACCACCTGTTGCGCCTTCTGGCGTTCCTGTTTGATGCTCGCCTGCAGTTCCGCGCGCTGCTGGGCCGTCATCTGGTCGATGCGGGCCGCTTCCGCCTTCACCCACTCGCGGAAGGGGCCGGCCAGATAGGCCTTGTACTCGGGCAGCCGCTCCGGCGGGATCACCCCGTTCACCACCAGGGGCATCGTGTCGATGCTGATCCGGCCCAGCTTGGCTTCCATCGAGACCTGCGCGTAGCCGTTCACGACGTCGTCTTGAACCGGCTGGATCTCCTGCAGGTAGTACTGCTGCACGATCTGGGTGCGCTGGGCGGCCTCTTGGGCGGCCCGACGCTCGGCCAGCTCGGTGTATTGCTGCTCTTCCATCCGCCGCAGGCGTTCTTGGGGCGAGTTGAGGAGCTGCCATTCTTCCTGTCGGCGCAGGTAGGCCTGCTCGTCGTTCAGGATCTCAAGATTCAGCGCGCGCTGGGCCTCGAGCTCCTGCTGCAGCGCCTCGAAGCGCTGGACGATCTGCGGGACCTGCTCCCGATACTGCTGCACTTCCTGTCGAAACTGCTGGCCGGCGACCCCGTCCCGGGCCATCCGCACCAGCTCAGACGGCGACTTGAGATACACCTTGTCGCCGACCTGAAACTCCAGCTTCACGTCCGGGGCCGCGGCATACTTGCCGTCCGCCGTCCGCACCACGATCCGATTGCCACCCTCCCCGATGACCGCCTCCGGCGGGGGTTCGGCGCCCTCCCCACCAGACGCATCCGCCTCAGGGGTCGCGGGTTCACCCGACGCCGGCTCGGCGCCCTCCGCGTCGGTGGTCGCGCTCACTGACGGGTCTTGGCGTTCCGCCAGCAGGGTGGACTCGTCCTTCCACTCGGTGCTCGCGATCTGCTCGCGCACCTCCTCGCGGCGGGTAATCGCCGGCGCGGGGGCCTCGGTGGGCGACTCGAACGCAGCAGTGACAGCCGACTCGACGGCCGTCGCGGTCTCAGACATGCAGCCTCACGATCGTGGTTGCCACGGCTTACGGCACCGGCATGGCGTTCGGTGCGGCAGGCGCCCCAGCCTGTGGCGGCGGTGCCGCCGGCAGGCCCGAGTTGCTGCCGAACGTCGGCGCCTGGTCAGGCGGCAACGGGGTGGCCGCGGGGGCGCCTGGCGCCGGAGCGCTTGGGGCCTCGCCACCCATTCCGGGGGCCGGCGCGCCTTGCGGGGCGCCACCCATTTTCTGCGATGCTTGGTTCGCGAGTGCGACCCAGCGCTGCTGCGCCGCCTCGCGGATCTCGGGCGGGATGTCCCCCGCAAGGAGGATGTCGCGCTCCAGCACGTCCTGGTTGATTGCCTCGTCGTCCTGCCACACGATCGGCTCAGGCTGGAGGCCCAGCCGGATCTGCTCGGCCACCCGCTTCGCCTTGGCCTCCTGCACGTCGTCCGGCAGCATCTGGTCGGCCGCGTAGGCGAAGGGCCGCCGGCGCCGGTACTCCTTCGCGTCGATGATCCCCTTTTCGAGGTCTTGATCGAGCAGAAAGAGCCGGAGCGTGCGCGGCATCGGCATCAGCGTCTCAGCCTCGACGTGGACGTCCACCACCTCGTCGAAATCCACCGAGCTGAACTCGCGGGCGAGGTCGGGCCGGTTGCTGCCGATCACCCCGATCAGCCGGGGCATCCGGTAGCCCCAGCGCATCCACGCCACCTGACACTCGCCCCACTCGCCCATGCCCTCGGCCACCGCGTAGACGAACGGCGCGAACGTCCGCTCGAGCTGCTCGCGGATTGCGATGATGGCCCGGCCCGACTGATCGCTCGAGAACTGGCCGCGGGCGTTGTCGTTCCAGCCGCTCCGGTCCTCGAGCTTCTTCGTCTCGAGCTTGAGCAGCTCCTTCGCGTCGTTCCCGAGGCTGAAGCCCTGCATCGGCTGCAGCGTCTCCCCGATCGGGGCCGCCCCGCGCACCTCGATGACGCTCGTCTGGCCGCCGATCAGCGTCTCGTTGACGATCGCGCCGGTCTTTGAGATGAAGCGGCCGCCCGTGTTCACCCGGACGTTCTCGAGCCACTTGGAGAGGATCATATTCACCCGCATCTGCGGGGCGATCCACTCGTTCATGCGCGGCTTCGGGTAGAAGTTCGGGTCCGCCGAGCCGTCGCTGACCCGAACGACCGGCACCCGGCCGCACACCAGCCCCGCGGGCTGAAACACGAGCTTCTGCCCGACCACCACCAGCTGCAGCCCCTCCGGCAGGGCCTCGCACTTGTCGCAGAAGACCGTGTAGCGGTCCACCGTGCGCTGGTCTTGGTAGAGCGGGTTCTGGTTGAAGCGGTAGTTGTCGCTCTGGAAGACTTGATCGCCGACAAAGCTCTGGTCGAGCTCCTCGGAGACGTCGGGCCCGTAGAGGGCCACGGCCTGCGCCAGCGGCATCACGTCCCGCAGCACCCAGTACATCGGCTTCTTGGTCGCGGTCGCCTCAGCGGAGACCCGCACCTGCTCGATCGTGTAGACCTTGGTCGCGACGTCCCCGATCGGGCGCTGGCCGCCGCCGGCCACCAGCTCCTCCCACGGGCCCGCCTCGGGGTCCCAGTAGGTCAACAGGAAGGCCACCCCGTCCGTCTGGACGTAGTAGCCCAGCTCGCGCATGTGCGCGCGCATCTTCTGGCGGTGGTACTGATACTCGGTCGCCAGCTGCATCGACTGCGCCTTGCGCTGCCGGTCCGGGTCCGGGTTGGTCGGGGAAAACCGGAAGCCCGGCCGCTGCTCCGAGAGGACCTGTAGGGTCCAGTCGAGCGCGGGGCCCACCTGGTTGTCCACGGCCCGGATCGCGTCCTTCGGCATCGGGGGCTCGCGCCAGGCGCCGCGGTTGGCCGTGCTCGAGATCCACTGGATCCCCTCGCGGAAGAGCCGGTTGCGCTGGGCCGTGTAGATCGGCTCCTGCACGCCGGCCCGGTGCCGCTCCCAGAGATTCTTCGTCCAGCTGACCCAGTCGCTCTCCTCGGGCTCCGTGTCGGACGCGAGCGGGAAGTCGGAGCCGTAGGTGGCCCGCAGGGCGCTCTGGCGCTCCCGCTGGGCCTCTCGGGCCTCCTCGGCCTGTTCCGCTTCGTAGGAGGCCGCGTTGAGGGCGTCGTTGGCCTCCGCGAGCATATCCACGGGGCTCTCTTCGGGCTCGGTCAGCACCCCGAGCTCGGAAGCCTCCTCCGGGCTCATGCCGGCCTGCGCCAGCATCTGGGCCTCGAGGAGGAGCTCCTCCGGGATGTCCGGGTTCGCGAGCAGGGGATCCATTAGGACACCACCGCGGTCTGGGACCAGCCATGCTCGGCCATGATGGCCGCGGCATCCATCGCGCTCACCTCAGCCCGGACCATATCCCAGTCCTTGTGCCGGGCGTACAGCTGCTGCACCAGCGAGCGGAGCTGCCCCTGCGCCCAGAGCTCGCTCTCGGCACGGATCCTGAGCTGCAGGTCGGCCGGCAGCTCCTCGAGCTCCTCCGATACGGTCTGCCGCTGCTCCACGAGGGCCAGCTCCCGCTCGCGCAGGGCCAGCTCCCGCTCCTGCAGGGCCACCCGGCCACGCCAGACGGCGCGCAGGGCCATTTCAGCCCGCCACGCCACCAGCGCCAGCACCACGGCCCAGACCACGCTCGCCAGGCTCACGGTCAGGGATCCATGAAGGTCTTGCCCTTCAGCACGACCGTGCCCACCACGCCCGTGCCCAGCGCGCCGACCGTGATCGAGGCGGCCGCCCCGGAGGTGATCGTGAGCGGGGGGTGATAGTTGTGGACCAGCGGGGCCTGCGCCGCGGCCGGGATCTGGAACTGATCCAGCACCGTCACGCCGTCGCGCACCTGCACCGTGACCGCCGCGGCCGGGGCCGCGCTCATCGAGAACGAAATGCCGGTGATGAAATGCTGCTTGCCGGTCACCGCGTTCCGGGTCGCCGTCGCGGTGGCGTTGGTCTGGCTTGTGACCACCGTCCACTGCGTCGGCGCAAAGCTCTTGTCTTCAAACCGGGGCATCGCCTGACTCCGTGTGTGTTATTCCTCTGGTGGCAGCACGGCCATGCTGCCCACGCCCTCGCCGCTCCCGCGCGGCAGCACCACCACCAACGGCCCCCCGCCACCCGAGACGACCGGCTCGATCGCGACCAGCGTCAGCCGGGCCACCTGCACCGGGATGAAGCCGACGATCACCGGCGAGACCGCCACCAGCCGCACCGCGCTCGAGGGGACCGGCCGCGTCGAGACGCCTGGGGTGACCCCAGCCGGCACGGCCACAAACCGCACGGCCACTGCCGGCACGGCCAAGGCGCGAGTGGTAGAGCGGGCCGGGGCCAGCGCGGCCAGCGTCACCCGCGCAAACGGCACCGAGACGGTCGCACTGGCCGTCCGAGCGGGCGGCACGGCCAGCAGCCGGAGAGCGGTCGGCGAGACCGGCCGCGTTGCAACGCCGGGAGCCAGTCCCGGCGGCACGGCCACCTCCCGCACTACCACCGGGCTCACGACGATAGTCTGCGGCGGGATGCTTGGGTTGCGGCGCGGTCGGACAACCCGAGGCTGCCGCCCCAGACTGACGGGCGCGGGGCGCTTCGCTGGCCGCACCGGCCCGACAAGCCCCCGCGCGACCGGCGGTTCGGCCGTCGCGCCCTGCTGCTGCTGCAGCAGCGTAAGCAGCATTTAGCGCCTCGGCCATGCGATCCGATACCGCCCGAGCGCGGGCGTGGCTGATGTCAGCACGTCCGTCCCCACAAAACTGTCTACCGCCGTCCCGTTGGCGTTCTGCCACGTGTAGCCGATCCCAGGGTTGCCGGCGGTGAGGGTCGTGTCGGTAAACGTGTAGGCCGTCACGCCGTTCTTCTGCACCGTCAGCAGCGATCCCTGCGCGATGAGCGTCAGCGTATCCCCCACGACCAGCGTGTTGACTTGTGTCGTCAGCTGCGTGCGGGTCCCACCCGACCAGCGCGAGAGAATCAGCTCATTGGTCCCGCTCGTGGGATAGTACAGCAGCCCGTAGTAGTCGCCCGCCGAGGACATCCGCACGCACGGGCCGGCCCAGTCGAAGTTGCTGATCGCCGTGAATGTGACGGTCGCCTTCTGATCAGCCGCAAACGTGCCGACCGACGAATCCACACGCGCCGCTCCCCATGTCGGAGTCGTCGCCGCTCCCTTCACCGCGTTCGAGACGATCGCAAGGGCCGAAGCGTTGCTTGGCGTCGCCCAGTTGGCGCCAAGCGACCCGTCGGCCCGATTGAAATCGTCGGTGAACGTCGGCACCTACTCCTCGTAGGTCAGGGTGGCCCGCACGTTGCTCTGGGCCTGCGCGGCCGTGAGCCGCACCCCGAGCACGCGCGCGGAGGCGTTCGCTATCGGGCAGTCGCTGAACTCGAACGGGTAGATGACCGTGCCACCCACTGGCGTGATCCGCACCGTCTTCAGCACCGTGAGCGTCGTCGGCTCGGCCGTAAAGTTCGTAAAGCCCGAACACAGGGCGGCCGTCTCGGCCTGGTCAATCGCCACCGGGGTGGTGCTCGTCGCCGTGCCGGCGGCCGTGCCATCCGAGCGGACGATCTCCACCAGCACCGTGTTGTCCGTCGCGGTGGTCGAGTCGAACCCGATCTCGAAGCCGACCAGCTTGGCCCGCCGCGTGGCCGAAGTGGAGACGGCAGCGATGGTCTTCGCGGTCGCGGCCGAGAGCGAGACGTTGCTGGTCGTGGTGATCGTGTAGCGTGGCATCGTGTGTGGTGGTTAGAGGTCAGGACGGTTCCACCAGATCCGCCACGGGTGCGCCCCGTCGTACCCGTCCTGCATCACCGATAGCTCGGCCTGCGGCTCGAGCCGGAGCGCCTTCGCGTCCAGCGCCTCCTGTTCGGTGGAATACGCCCCGAGACAGATGCGGTCAGCCATTCAGATACCCGTTACAGCCCGTGTACACGTTCACGCCGGTCTCGAGCGGCTCGGCCGGCCGGAAGTCCTGCGAGAAGGTGATGAACGTGTCGCCAGCCGCTCCACTCGTCGGTCCGTTGTAGCTGTTCGTCACCCCGCTCGCGTTCGCGGCCATCGTGCCGACGTTGCGGACTTTGAGGGTCACCTTGATCCGGTCGCCCACCGCGAACGTGTTGCTAGTGACGGTAGGCGCGAAGGCCCCGTTGGCCGCGTCAGCGGTCGTGTACTCGGCAATCGTGGCCGGGACCGTGGTGTCCGCCACGATGTTGGCCTGCACCACCCCCGCCGAGTTGGTCCGCTCGATCAGAATGCCACGCCCCGCGTTGACCGTGTTGGCCGCCTCGAGCCCGCGGATGTTGACCGTGCACGTGCCGGTCAGCGTGAAGCCCTCCGGCATCTGCTCGCTGAACCACGTCAGGGCCTGACCGCCGGCCGACGTGGTGACCGTGATGTTCGTCCCGCCAGCCGTCGTGCTGGTGATCGCGTTCGTGGACGCCCCGCCGCGCTTCATACTGAGCGCGAGCTGGCCGGCGCCGCCGAGCGACGAGCTGATCGTGCGGAGGAAGAGCTGGGTCGGCATTAAATCTCGTAGCCCTGCACGTTGACCGTTACGCTCTGCGCGTTCGTGGTCGTCACGCGCACGACATGATCGGCCGTCCCGCGAATCGGGAACGGGAAGGTCACGTAGACCCCCGGCTTGCTCGTCGCGCTCGGGGCAAACTCGCCGTCAAACACCGCGAGGTCGGTCCCTCGCGTGTACGTGGTGTCCGCCGTCGCGCCGAACCACACGATGCACGTGCCCGCCGTCGTGCCGTACGACTGGATCTGCATCCCGGTCACGCACACCGCGCGGCCAGAGCCCGGGGTCCATAGCGCGGTGCCCGTCTGGGCCGAGGTGTACTGCGCGACCTTGGTCGCGACCGCATGGCCCCGCGTCCGGTCCCACGTCGTGCCGTTGAAATCGAACTGCCGGGCCTGCGTGTGCAGCGTGTTGACGGCATTCGACTCGGCGTCCGTGCCGGTCGTGTCCACGCCCACCGCATTCGTCCCGTCGCCGATCGCGACCACCCCGCCGACCCGGGTGACGTCCACGTCCATCCCGTTCGAGACGTCGCCGCGGACCCGGTCCCACGTCGAGCCGTTGTACACGTACGTCCGCCCCTCAACGTGCAGGGCGTTGCCACTGTTCGGCTCTCCGTCCGCCGGGTCTACGTCGATCGTGACGTTGTTCGTGCCATCCCCGACCGGGAACGAGGGGTTGGTCACCTTGACGTGCAGGCCGTCCGTGCCGTTCCCCGGCGCGTCGGTCGCGTTGCCGTCTGTCCCGAGCGAGAGCTTGACGCGCTGGTGCAGCACGCCAGCGATGTCGTCCGCCGCGATCGTGGCGCCTGTGCCCGGGGTGTAGCCGACGTTGTCTGCCATGCCTTAGACCGTCGAGTACTGGATGATGCCTTCCGCGTCGAACGTGAAGGCAATGTCCCCGCCGTTTGTCGGCGTGTCCGTAACGTCGAGATAGGCGATCAGCCGCGAGGTCGTGTCATTCGAGACGCCTTCCTTGATCACGACCATCGCCGCGATTGTCGCCCCGCTGCCCAGCGTGCTCCACGTCAGGTTGCCCGCACTGAACTCCGCGCGGTTGTTCGCTTGATCCACCACGACCGTCTTGCTCGCGAGGGCCTTGCGTCCCGCCCCACCCCAGCCGCGCGTGTAGCCGGTCACGTTGATCTCGGCATCCACCGGGTCGTTCGCCCCGCCCGCATCCATCACGAGATCCGTGCGGGCCGCCGTGTACTGCGACGTCACCAGCACGGTCTTGATCGTGTCCGTCAGCAGGTCAATCGTTCCATCTGCGAGCTCTTGTGCTGCCTTGTTGTAGACGAAAGAAGGCACGTCAGCGTCCGTTGAGGGTCCACAGCCCGTCAGGCTGCACCGTCAGGTCGTCCCGGTGCAGCTGCACCTCATCCAGCACCGAGCGGCCATTCACTGCCGTCTCGCGCACAAACGTCAGGATCCCGAGCGGGCTCGCGTCACCCTCCTGCCGCCACACGACGCCGCGGAAGCGCAGCAGCCGCTCCGGCTCCGGCTCCGGCAAGGCCGGCACACGCACCCGGTCGTCGAGCGTCACGCCCAACACCATCGGCGGCGACCCAGCCGGCGCCTCCTGCTCGGGGCGCGCGCCTCTCGTCCACAACGAATGCCACCAGCGTCGAAGCGTCGTCACGTCCTCTCCGCGTTCATCCCTGACGGTCCACGGTGCAGCCTAGCATCACCGGCCCCGCCGCGAGAGGCGACGCTCCACCGCGGGGCACCCTCGCCCCGTGTCACCCAAACCGCTCCCGCATCCGGGCGCTCGCCATCGCATCGCAGACGGCCTCCACCAACTCCTCCGGCATCCCGTTGGAGAGCCCGGCATCGTCCAGGGCCACATGCGTGAGCTCGTGGAACAGGACCCGCCAGCGGTGCCGCGGCTCGGCCCCCTTCTCGATCTCGATCACCCGCATCGCCTCGTTCCACGTCCCCCAGGCGTCCCCGTTCGTGCCGGCCTTCTCCACCAGCTTGATCACGACCTCGCCGCCAGGGGCCATCACGGCCTTGGGCAGGGGCGGATAGCTTCGGGGCTTCATGCCCGCACCGTCTTGCCGAGCGTGTTGACCACCGCCACCCCCTGCGAGACCGACACCAGCTCCACCCCGTAGCTGCTCCCGTCCTCCGACTCGCCCACGATCGCAAAGCCGTTCGTCCAGTTGGGGGCCGAGACGTAGCTCGGGTTCAGGTTGCACATGCAGCCGATCTCGTAGGCCCGCCGCACCGACTCCGGCCGGCCGCCGATCGCCGGGATCCGCTCAAGGGAGCTGCCCATCCGGTGCGTATGGGAATGCATCACCGAGCTGTGCCACTTCTCGGCGTGCCCTCGGGCCGAGTAGGCTGCGTGCTTTCGCACGAGGTCGCCGTGCAGCACCAGCAGGTCCTCCGCGATCACGACCGAGTCCACCAGCGCGATCGGGCACCAGACGGGGTAGAACCAGCTCTGGTAGTCGAGCAGCTCCTTCGCCCGCGGGTGGGAGTAGAGCACCGGCACCCGGTCGGAGAGGTAGCGGTGCCAGCGCGAGGCGGTCCCGTTGCCGCTGTGGTTCGCCTCCGTCTCCAGGATCTCAAGGCCCCAGCCGCGGCCCACGCCCATCACGAGGTGCAGAAACTCGTGGAAGGCCGTCACCTCGGCCCGGAGGTCGTAGGTGTGCCGCTGGTCCTTCGGGTACTTCGAGACCGCCAGCAGGTCCACCGTGTCCCCGTTGAGGATCAGCCGCTTCGGCCGGAGCTCCTCGAGCACCTGCAGCAAGACCGCGATCGAGCGGTCGCACTGCTGCGGGAAATGAAAATCCCCAGCGACCAGAGTGAACTGCGACGGCTCCACCGTCCGCTTCGGCTTGGGTGGGGCCGGCAGCTGCACCGGCCGCAGCTTGTCCAGCCACTCGGGGATCTTCCCGTCCGGATCAAAGGCCGCCGCCGCGTCCCATGAGGCGCTCTGCGGCTTCAGATCCATGTCCCCGGCCCGGAGGTTCCGGATGCGCCCGATCCCGAGGTGGTGCTGCTTGTTGTGAATCGAGCCGACCGTCCGCCGCATGATCCGGGCGATGTCGGTGATCGAAAACTGCTGCTGCGTCAGGCTGCGGAGCTGCTCTTCCTCAGACTCCGTCCACTGGGTGGCTGGCATGGGGAGGGGGTGGGGGAATCTCCAACTCGGGGAGGACAACCCGGAACACGTCTGGCAGGCCGTCCTCGCGCTGCAGGGCGTTGCAGGCCGCTGCGGCCCGCTGCCACGACACCGCCTGCGTCAGGCCACGCGCGACGCCCATCGCCTCGATCCGGCAGATGAGCGGCCGGTCCTCGTAGACCGTGCAGCGCCCGTGCAGGTCCAGCTTCGGGCAGCTGCCGTCCTTCCGCGGCGTGAACGGGAAGGCCGCCAGCGCGATCCGCTCGGCCAACGGGTAGCCCTCCGGGTCCGCCCGGAAGGCCATCAAGGTGTCCCCAACCCGCCGGCAGCAGGCCCCGCAGCCCGTGCATGGGAAGCCCGTCACCACCCGAACTGCCCGTCCGCGCCCGGGGGGCGCTCCTCGTACTGGACCGTCCAGCCCCCGCGGTGCCGCTCCACCATCGGCGTAAACGGGTCGTGCAGCTCGTCTCGGCCGTCCGAGACATTGCTCCGCTCCGTCCGGCGGATTGGCTCGAGCACCTCGCTCCCGACGTTCACCAGCGCATAGCGCCACGCATCGGCCGCGTCGTCCCCGTTGAGGCCCCGCTCGTCGGCGTCGCGCTTCCCCGGCACGTTCAGGTTCAGGGGGTCCGGCACCAGCTTCTGCAGCTCGTCAATCGCCCGCCGGTTGCCCGGGGTGTCATTGACGCGCAGCGTGACGCCCTGTGACGCCAGCGACAGCAGCCGGCGCATGGCCTTGGCCCCCGCCTCCCGGTCCACGTTCGCCTTGCCCAGGCTGATCCCGTAGCGGTCGAACACGTCCGCCACCGTCTCCGCAGCCGCGCTGTGCGCCATCCGCTTCGCGAACGCATCGTGCCCCGCAAAGACCGTCTGCAGGCAGCGCGGGTCGGCCCAGCCCTTCACGTGGGCCGCCTGCTCCTCGTCCTGGTACTTGTGCATGTGGAGGGTGTCGAGCACGGTCACCGTGTTCCCCTGCCGGGCCAGCTGGACGAAGACCGCCGGGTGCCCATAGCCCCAGTCGTAGCCGCCCCAGAACTCGGCCCAGTCGGGCAGGCTCCAGCTCTTCCCCGCCCGGTCCACCGACGTCCACAGCTGGCCCGCCGTCTCAAGCAGCTCGGCGTAGAAGCGTCCCCCGCCGGCCACCAGCAGGGCATCGAGCTCCTGCTGGGCGGTCAATGAGCCTTCCGGGTACTCCGCCCGCAGGGCCGCAATCACCGACCGCGACAAGGTCCGGTTGTCCTCGGTCCGGTTGTGCCAGCTGGCCCAGCCCGATCGCGTGCCCGCTTCCACCTCCTCGCACAGCAGGTTGAAGTAGGAGGGGACCCGCTTCATCTGGTTCCCGTCGTGCCCCCCGTTCGGGCTCCCGATCACCAGCAGCCAGCCGTCCCGGTCCACGAGGGTCGGCATGATGACGGCCCCTAGCGCCTGCTCGAGGTCAAGGAAGGCCGCCTCGTCCACGATCACCCCGTCGAAGCGCCGGCCTCGGACCCCGTCGATCGCCTCCGCGGAGCGCAGCTCCAGGCTCCCCAGCCCCGCAATCTCAAGCCGCCGCTCGCTCAGGGAGACCGTGACGCCCGGCAGGCCGCGAAAGCGGGGCAGGATCTCCTCCCGCCAGATCGCCGCCGACTGCGGATAGTTGGGGGACAGCCACAGGATGTCCGCCCCCTGCAGCACCCCCGCCAGCCCCGGCTCCTCGCCCGTGCGGGGCCCGTGCCCGTCCACCGCCGCCAGCAGGGCCGCCCGGGTCTTGCCGGTGCGCCGGCCTGCCCGCCAGAGCTTCCGCCTGCTCGGGTGATCCAGCACCGGCCGCTGGTGGGCCAGGGGGGCCGGCAGGACCAGCTCCACCCTAGCCCTCGGCCCCGCTCTCGTCCCGCCGCACGACCGTCAGCGTCAAAGCCCCGTCAATCGCCTGCGCCTCCTTCCCCCAGCCCCGCTCATCCGCCCAGGTCAGGACGCGCGGGAAGGCGGGATGGGTCGGGTCCGACAAGATCGCGGCAATCGCATCCCGGGTGGTCGCGCTGTCCACCAGCGACCGCAGCCACGCCTTCCACTCATCGCGCGGCCGGCCGGCATTGATCGCCCCCGGCTTCGGGCCTCGCCCCTGTCCTCGCAGCGCCGGGTTCGCTGCCACACCAGCGAGTGGCCGGCGAGCCGGCGACTTGGGAGTGGAGTTCATACCCGAAACGGTAGCAACCCCACCGGTCCTGTAGCAACGAGGCACATTTAGCCCGTAGGCTACTTGACGGGTAGCATACTCACCGTTACGGTAGAGGAAGCGCGCAACCGGTCATTCCTGCCCTGTCCTTTTCCCGGAGTTTTCCCATGCCTGCGGCGATGAAGCACCTCCCCCATCCGACCGACGAACGCCGCACCATCGGGCGTCACTTCCGGACCGCCTGCGGCCGCTGGGCCGGTCTCGTGGCCTTCCTCAACATGCCGGGGCGCACCGACTGCCCCAAGTGCGCCATCGCGCAGCTGCTGCACGAGGTGGGTGGGCAAGGGGTTGAAGCGTGAAGCCGACCAAGACGCACGTGCGGCAGGTGTGCGCGGCGGCGCGGCAGCGTCCGGAGCCGGTCCGCCTGACCCGCTCGGGGTTCCGCGTGGCGGCGCCGCGGCGGCTGACCTCGGGGCGCGTGGTCCGGAGCGCGGTCTGCTACGTCCTGCTGGCGCCGGGCGGCTCGGAGGCGGTGGAAGGCTGGAACGTGGAGACGTTTGCGGACGCCGTCGTCACCTACCTGCGGGGGGTAGCCGCATGAGCGCGCCCCGGTCCGTCCTGCAGTTCGTGGACCCGGCCACGGGGGTCACCGTGGAGGCGACCCGCACGGGCCCGCTCGCGTATGCCCGCTTCCAGCGCCTGTTCCGCCAGCTCCCGCCCCGCCCCTGCTACACCCTCGAGGTCCGGGGGCCCATCAGCCGGGCCGTCTTCCCGGTCAGCCGGGCCGCGGTCCTTCGGCTCTTCACCCTCCCCGGCGTGCAGGTCCGCCGCATCTGCCCGACCCTCCCCACCCCCACCCCCCGGAGCCTGTCCCATGTCTGACGTCACCCTCGCGCTGCGTGCCGAGATCCGTGCCCTCCGCGACCTCCTGAGCGAGCTGCAGGACGACAACGCCAACCTGCGGGAGGCCTTGGAGGGGGCCAGCCGGCAGCTGCAGGCCCCGGAGGAGTACCGATGGCCGGTGCAGTGGCAGGGCCCGACGCCCGTGGCGGACGTGGTTCACCTCCCGTGCCCCTTCTGAGCGACGGGGAATGCCCCACCTCATCACCACCGCCCAGCAGGCCGTCCTGCGGACCTTGGGGGACCGGCCGGAGGCCGCCTTAAGCCTCCACGATGTCGAGCAGCTCCTCCCCCAGGTCAAGCGGGTCAGCGCCTGCCTGTTCCGCCTGACGGCCCGGGGCTGGCTCCAACGGGAGCGCCGGCTAGACGAGGATCGCCACCGCACCAGCCCCTTCGTCACCAACTTCTGGCGCTTCTACTACTGGCGCTCCGCCGCCGGCACCGAGATGCTGGCCCGCATCGACGCCGGGGGGAAGGTCTGGGTCCTGACCCCGGAGGAAGAGGCCCAGCGGAAGTATCGCCGGCCGGACGACGACGAGGCCCTGCTCCAGTCGTACAACAAGACCCGCGGCGCGGTCACCTTCCGCGAGACGATGGCCGCCTTTGGGTTCACCACGATCGCGGAGGTCCGGGCCATGCCCATCCCCACCTGGCGGACCTTTCACGAGCTGTGGACCGCCAAAATGAAGCAGCGCTGCGCCGAGGCCGGGGAGCCGATCGCGGAGCGCCACCCCAATGACCCGTGGCACGGCAACAGCAAAAAGGCCCCCCGCCCCCTCCCCGACGAGCAGCTGGAGGAGGCCGCCGCGGAGGAGGACGAGGCCGCGGCCTAGCCGGCCGGGATCAAGGTCAGGGTCAACATGGGGGGCAGCTTCCGGGTGATGTGCTGGACCGGGAACGCCCCCCACTGCAGCACCTTCCGCCGGTCGTCCTCGAGGTAGCCGGCCTTCACGATCCAGTCGAGGGCCCACTTGCACCGCGCGACGGCATTGTCGTCGTCCATCGCGTTCCCCAGCCGGAGCTCGGCGTAGACCGTGGCCGCCGTGAGCGGGAGGGCCGGCACCGGCGGCAGCTGCCGGGCGTAGAGGAGCCCCGAGAGGAACCGCTCGTACGCCTGGCGCTTGCTATGCTTCGCCCGCCAGTGCATCCGGCTATTCGCCAGGTTCTCCGGCATCGGCAGGTGGAAGATCAGCGCGATGCACTGGGCAGTCTGCAGACACCCAGAACACCGTCCGCAGGCCGGTCTCGAGGCCGTGTCCGTAGGCATTGTCCAGGACGGGGCAGCGGCAGCCGAAGCGGCGCGCGAGCTGGGAGCCCGGCGGGGGCGGCTCAAGCTCCTCCCGGGTCTTGGCGATTCGCGGGGCCGGCCCATTACGCATGATCTCCCCACGCCATGTGCCGGACCAGCCAGCCGGCGAAGCGTCCCACCGACTCGTCGGTCACGGCCCGGCATTCGCACCAGCCCTCCCGGCTGAAGGCCCGCCAGAGCGGCCAGACCTCCTCCGGGTGGAGCGGCCGGATCCGCGCGTCGTCCGAGATCTCCGGGTCGTCAATCCGCGCGATCAGCTGCTGGACCGCCAGGTGCACCGCCGGGGAAGGCAGGGTCATGGTCACGGGTGAGGGTCTCCGGAACCTACCGTTGCCGGCCCGTCAGGCTGAAACACAGCCTGCTCCGCCGCCGCGACGGCGGCACGGATGGCTTCGGTCATGGCCCATCGAGCTGGAGAGAGCGACAGCGGCAAGCTCACGTGGTCCAGCACTGCCTCACTCGGCTCCCGCAGCGCGGCGAGAATGGCCCGCAGCCGGTCGATCTCCTGCACCAGCACCAGCCCCTCCCCAGCCGCGAGGGTGTAGCCCTTGCGCGCCCAACCTTCTGCCCGCTGCAGCCGATCGCTGCCATACCCCGCGCGGTGATTGCCAAAGCCCCCGTCCGCCTTCGCGTCCGTCGGATCGGGGACCCGGCAATCGGTGGGGGCGCTCGTCATGCGCTTGGCGCGCTGGCCCGAGACTCCCGCCAGACCTCAAAATCGTGCTGCATCTGCGCCTTCGCGTCCTCCTGCTCCTTACGCTCTCTCAGCGAGAACGGGACCGACTCCCGCAACATCCAATCGCCCTGCTCGCCATCCAACTGTACCACGGTCGGGTCCCACACCCAATGCTGGCCGTCGTTGCACACGACATGCAGCGTGCCCGTGCCATCCGTTGCCATTGCAACGGGGCTGGAAATGTAGTTCGGCTTCATAGCGGCATCTCCTGAGTGATCGCAGTGTCCTGCGGGTTGAGGGTTGGTGCGTGCGGTCGGTGCTCGGCGTGCCACGTCTCCGGGGCCATGACCCGGTAGTCGAGCGGGTGGCCGGGCTTCACCCAGCTCTTGTCGTCCCACAGGACCCGGTTGTTGGGCATCGCCGCCAGCTGCCCGCTCCCGTCGTCGCAGGTCAGCAGGTGGTAGCACTTGTGCTCCGGCGGGTAGTCGCTGAAGCCGTTGTCCAGGTGATCAAGGGTGCACCAATAGGTTGCCCGCACCCACGAGCCGTCCGTGAGCCGGAACCGGCAGCTCATCTCGCGCAGGTACTGGTACTGCGTCAGCCCAAACTCGTAGCCGTGGCTGTCCCAGTGCTGCAGCTCGTGCAGCGGGTGCACCGGCGCCCCCGCCTCCGGCCGCTCGTGCCGGAGCAGGTGGAGCGGGATCCGCGCCCACTGCGCCCCCGACTCGCACAGGATGCTGAAGTGCAGCGCCCGCGAGGGGATGCTCGTGATCCCGAAGATGACGCACGGCTCGAGCTCGCCGACCTTGGCCGGATCCAGCCCGTACAGGATCTCCGCCGCCACGTAGCCGTAGCGGTGGGGCAGGGAGGCGTTGAGGCAGTGCCTCATGCCGCCGGCCGCCCGAGGTAGGCCGCGACCAGCGGGTGCCGCGCCGCGACGGCATCCCACAGCGCGCGCCACTCGTCTGCCGAGGTGCAGGCCGCCTGCGCCAGCCGCTCCCGGGCCAGCCGCCAGGTGAGGAGAACCACGGCCTTGCGTTGCCGTACGGCCCGTGCCTGTCGTGCGCTCATCATTCCGCCCAGTCGAGAAAGGTGGCAGGGTAGGGCACGCCGCCATCCGCGTGCCGAGAGAGATCACAGGGGGCGATGTAGCGCTTCACGTGGAACGCCGTGCCCGTCTTCCAGTCCCGCCCCTCGAGGTAGGCCAGGCGGGGCATCGCGCCGCAGGTGCGGCACACCGGCTGCGGCCCGGTCGCCTCCGGCGCCACCGGCAGCCGAGGCAGCGTCGGCCGGGCGTGCTGGCTCCAGCGCTTCGCGTACTCCCGCAGCTTGACCGGGGGCGGAAAGCGCGGCTCCTCCTTGAGCGCGAGCGCCACCGCCTCCCCCACCTGCTCCATGTCAAAGTCGTTCAGGGCCTCGGCGTAGCCGCCTGAGAGCGCCCGCAGCTGCTCGATGGTGTACTTCGTGAACACCAGGTTGAGCCGCTCGAGCTGGGGGAAGATCGCCACCTTCGTCACCGGGTCACGCGGCATCGTCCACCTCCGGCGCGCGCCCCGAGCTCAGGGCCGTCTTCCGCGCGGCCACCAGCGCCGCCAGCATCGAGGCCTTCGCCAGCGCCTGCTCGGCCGGAGAGAGCCGCTCCCAGCGGAACAGCGAGGCCGTCTCGTAGTGGGCCTGCGCCGCGGCCTTGAGGGTGGGCATGGTGAGCAGCTGGGCCCAGCGCCGCTCCCAGCCCTGCACCTCCTCCCGGAGCGTTGCCAGCTCGTCAGCCATCTTCACGACGTTGTACGTGCCATGCGCGGTCGTGTGCTCCTCGAGCACCTCGCGCACCGCCTCCCGCAGCTCCGGCCGCGGCGTCATGCGGCCCCCCGCGCCAGCTGGGCCTGCCGCTCCTCAGCCTCCAGTTCCGCGTAGACCTTCGCCCGCTCGTCGTCGCTCAACGTCCAGCGCTTCGAGGGGGGCGTGGTGCTCGCGCCCGGCCGCTCCATCGCCTGGGCCGCCTCATGCCTCCTGATGTAGCCCCGCACGCGCGAGGCGTTGAAGGCCTCCCCGTTCGCGGCCATGTCCATCAGCGCCAGCCCCAGCACCGTCTCGGGGACCGGCTTGCCGGTCGTCATCCCGCTGAGGATCGCCTGCAGGGCCGCATCAAGGGCTGCCGGATTGCGAGAGGCATTGCGGTGCGCCAAATAGGCCAGCTGCATCTGCGTATTCGCAAAAACGACGAGCGCCGCTGTTGTCGTCGGTGTTGTAGGATCTTCTTTCTGGTCCTGTTCATATTGGTACTGTTTGGGTGCAATGGGTTGCACCGGGGTCGATGCACTGGGTTGCACGGGGGTGTATGCAGTGGATTGCACCGCGCCCTGCACCAGATCGTACCCAATGATGCGATACCCGTTGCTGGTGCATCGCCCGTTATCGTCGCTGCGACGCTCAACTTGGATAGCGCCGATCCCCTCCAACGTGCGAAGGGCATACTGGACGGTGCGCTCGGAGAGCTGGAGGTCGTCCGCAAGGGCGCGCACTGACGGGAAGCTGTACCGCTCGGCGCTCGCGTACGTCGCGAGAGCAGTCAGCACGGCCTTGTCGGTCGTGGACAAGTCCGGATGCCGCAACCAGACCGTTGGAACTACCGCGAATCGGCTCATCAGCGAGAACGCAGTGGCCCCCTGAAGTGCGGGTGGAGTCCACCACGGTCGCAAGGCGTTCCGGGTGGCACCGCACAA